AAAGGAAACGGTTGTAAAAACCCCCCCCCCCCCCCTTTTACCCAAGGGGGGGGATTTTTTGAGGTTATAAGCAACCTTTGATTAAGTAGCCTGCCGATGCACCGAGTAAGTGCGGTTTGTGAATGTCGGTGGTGCGGATCACTTCGAGCTTGCCACCGTTTTCTTTGTAGGTGTCCACAAATAAGCCACCTTGACGGCGGACGGTGTAGCCGTAAGACGGTTCATACACCGTACCTTTGCGTTCGGTTGAACGTGGTGCAACGTAAGCAAGTACAATAGCGTCCGACCAGATGTCTTTAAGCTGATTACTTTCTTCGTAAACGGCTTCGCCGATTTTCACGGTGTCGATACCAATCAATTTGGCGAACACTTCAGGCGTTACAATCGCCACCTGTGAGTATTTAAGTTTTTCAATCACCGCAGGGTGTTCTTTCAACGCCGCCCACACATTGCCTGCAATTACGCACACATTCGGTTTGCGACCGATAGCACGTTTTACCGCACGGATGCCCGTGTCGAACATCGCAAAGATGTCTGCTTGTTTGCTAGTGATTTTCGATGTACCGCTTAACGTGACTTTGTTGCCGCTGTCGTATTTGTTTTCGTCTAAGGCGAGCGTTGCCACTTCTTTTTCACGACCGAGTGCAATCACATCTTGGGTGGTGTTGAGTGCGAACTGACGGAGCGAAAAAATCGCTTCGTTTTCTTCACGGTAGTCGATGGCGTATTCCACATCGTGCTCTTCCAACGCCACGTCGATTGCCGTGATGTCTTCAGGGTCTAAACGATTGGATGTACCGCGTAAGTTACGCACCGTACTTGGTAAGCGGAATGCAAGGCGACCGAATTTCGGAATTTTGCCCGCTTCTTTGTCGATTTCGACGGTCGGCATTAAGACTTCGCCGATGAGTTCTAAATTGTGATAGCCCTGTGCCAATTTGGTTAAAACAGGATCTTGCACGCGAAGTGCTGCGAGATTATGAGCGGTCATAAATTTCCCTTCTATTGATAAATTGCGTTAAAAGCGGCGGTGTAGCTCACGCCGTGTTCTTTGGCATACGCCATAATTTTTTGGTCGGCTTCAATGCTGGCAGGGTTTGTGCCTTCGGCATATTCCACCGTACCATCTTGCGGTGCTGCCGCTTTGTCTTTAGTGGCGACTTCACCGAAGTTCACAACTTGCGGTTGTGCATCCAAAAAGGCTTTGAGTTTGCTGTGTAGGCTTTCGCCTTCTCCAAACTCAACCACACCGCCTTGCATTGTGGTGGAAGCGTAGTTCAACAAATCCACTGCTTGCTGTTTGGCAATCGGGGCGAGTTTGCCTGCTTTCACTAAACCTTCAGCAAAGTCGGCATTTTCGGCTTTGGCTTGGTTGAGCGCGGTTTCAGCTTTTTCGGCTTTCAATTTTTCGTTTTCTGCCTTGAGCTGTTCAATTTCTTCAGGTGTCATTTCAAGTTCTCCTTCGGTTGATTGAGCTGGGTCTGAAGTTGGGTTATTCGGTTCATTAAAATTCGGCACAGGAAAACCTGTCTCATCTTGTTGATACCGTTTCAAATCATTTCGGATAGATTCTTCCACCACGCTATTGCCTAAATAATCAGGCAACGCTTTGTCTGCTTCGTCCTGTCCGTGTTTACCAATGAACCATTCACGCAAACGTCGCCATAAACCTGCTTCTGCCCAGTCGGAAAAATCCACTACGCCTTGTTCGTTCTCGGCAAATTCAGGATTACGCAAACCTTTCACGGCTGGCGGCATTGCTCCCAAGAAACCCACGTGGCGTAAATACAAGCTGCCAGGGCAAGGATTGTTTGGACTGTCGGCAAGATAGAACGAAGACGACACTTTCTTAAATCGCCCTTTTTCCACCATTTCGGCAAATTCTGGATCGACTTGGTCGAACTCGGCTTTGAGTACATCGCCGTCCAACTCAAGGCGTTTTACCCAGCCATAGGCAGGCGCATTGTGTTTCGGGTGTCCAATTACTGCAGGGGATTCGTGAAAGTTTACGTTGTAGGCATTGACGGCTTGTTGCAAATCATCGGTGGTAATTTCCACTTCTACGCCATTTGCGTCAGGTCGTTTGCCCGCTTTAAAAATTTCAATCAGGGTCATTCGGTTCTCCTTGTGTTGCGAACATCATAGAAAAAAACGACCGCTTGTTGCTTTTAAACTGGTTTAAGGAATGAAAATGGGAAAGAGAAAACGAAAAGGGAGTGAATGAGGCGTTTTTGCGTGTTTATCGGTGTTTATAAACACACTCAAGGAGATTTAGGCGATAATTTATCTAATGGGATTTAAAACGCCAAAATGGGCGTTTTATGCGTTATTTTTGAAAATTGGGCGATACTATAGATTTTGGTCGATTTGGCGTTGCAAAAGTGCGGTGGCTTTTCGCAAAAGTTTTTGCTCGTCTTGTGCATTAACACCGAGCCACGGACGTTTCGGAATGGTCACTTTTTTGCCCCTGCCAGCCTTACCACCGAATTGGTGTAAGCGGGCATATTTGGCATCTGAACCAAATTCCACATTTTGGTCATTGTAGTTATAGGCGGTTTTATCCGACAAATAGCCGCCCTGCCGTAAGATTTTTGTGGACTTGCCTTTTTTCTGCTTACGCGTCAATGTTTTTGGCGAAAGCGACTGCCAGTTATTGCCTTCAGGATCAACTTCCTGCTTAAACCGTTCCGCGTGGATTTTTTTCAAGGTTTCGCCTAGCACGCCATAGAGCTTACGGGGTTGCTGTAATTGGCGTGCGATGTTATGTAGTTGTTGGGCTGCTTGGATGTCGTTTAACGAAATCTTGATCATAATGTTGTCTTCTCTCTTGGAGTGGCGTATAGTACTTACAGCGGTGAGGGTTTCCTACTGGAAAGGTTGTGCTTCGGCTCATTATCCTGTTCGAATCAGGCAAACCACCGCTACAATTCACCCCACAACACTTCATACTTGTGCATTCCTGTTTTATCCGTAAATACACTTGCCGTTCTTACTAAATTGACCTTATGCGGTAATTTCTTTTTGCTTAACTCGTCTTTGAGCTTCACTTCGTAGTCCATTTTAATTGCAACCTTGCCTTGTTCTGTGTCATACACAAAAATTAAGGTCGGCAATTTCTGGTCAGTTTCCAGTAAAATGGCAGTCGGATTTCTTAACATCTCCGGCAACTGCTCCCAAAACTCAATCGGCAAGTTAATACCTTTTGCTTGTTTGGTATCACGCAGCGCGTGCAGTACATCTTCATCACGCACGGCAATCACGGTAGATTGCGGAGCTTTTGCAAGTGCGGTCAATTTATCAATCACTTTGGCAGGAATTACGCCCACGTTTTTCATCTGTCCGCGAGCCATTTTTTCGGTAGCAACGGTATCTACCATCGACTTCATCGCGCCGTTTAACATCATCACGGCACGCGGATTTTGTAACACGTTTTCAATCAGTAAGCTGGCAAGTTTTGGCTCGGCATTGACGAACTTATTGAACAACAGCTGATCCACGTCCGCATTTCGCCCTGCAGTCAAGCGGTCAAAATTATGCGGTTGAAATCCTACATCATAGCCTTTCGGCACGCGTACCATTCTTGGATTGCCCGAACGTGTGCCGACTAGTTTTTCCTGCCATTCGATTTCAGGCGATGGGCTGACGGTTTTACCCATCTCTTTCAAATCATCTTCATCGTGAGCGGTGACGGTGCAGTGGCAGCCGTAGGCTTTAATGGGGTAGTAATAACGCCAAAATGGATCGCTTGCGGGCAAAATCGTGCCGTCTAAATCAATATGCTCTTGACGTGGGTGAGCGTTGTCGTGGTGATGATATTCCCAATAAGGCATCACATCAGCAAGGTCTAAATGCTGCTGCAACCGTCCGCGATTGTAGGCAGCGTAAACGTTGGTGTCGTAAATAATACGGGTTCGCCAATTTCTGCCGCCGTTGTAATCCCAGCCTGTGCGAGCGACAACCTCATCAAAACGCTTGCGGAAGCCTTCCAGTGTTTCGCCGTTGGCAATAGCGTCATCTACCGCTTCACGAAAGGCAAGCAGCACTTCATTGCGGTTTGCCCCTGCGACCATAAAAAAGTAATCGTGTTCATCGCCTAGCACGTCCAAATAGCTGTTGGTCGGTAGGTTGAGTTTTTTCTCGAAGTATTTGACTTGATTTTCAAAAGTGAATTTCATTGACAAATATCCTCTAGCCCTTCTTTACTAAAGAGGGAGACTTGGCACGCTCATCTTCTACAGATTGTCGCCCTGCAAACTGTGCCGCAGTTGAACCCCAAGCTAGCAATTCGCCATATTCGGCATAGCTGAGTTCTGGGATTAGGCTATCAAGTTGGTTGCGAAAATCTTCCAAACTTTCAGCTTGCCCTAAGCGGTCGCGAATATCGTGTAGCCAAGTTTCAACAACGGCTTCGCCTTCCACTTCCAACTGTTCGCCAATGGTTTCAATCACGCTTTTGGGGATTAGCTCGGCAAAATCCACCTTATCCGTCCCTTTCTTTTGTAAAGAGGGGTTAGGGGAGATTTCTTGCATCACAATATCGCCCTCTTCAAAACCATAAGCGCGGTGGATATATTGCTCGGTAAAGCCTACTCCCATTTCAGTTAAGAGCTTATCGCGTTCGGCTTGTAGTTTGTCGATACTTTCTTGCTCGAATAGCTCGAAGGTTGGGACGGTATCCACGCTGAAATTCAGCTCACAAATCCACGCCAGCAACTGATTGAACACGCCTTCTACAAGGCTGGCGTCATCGTTGCGAATATCACGTGTGACTTCTAAGCCTGCGGTTGCAGAAGCTCGGTTAGCTTCCGCTTCAGTGGTCTGATTTTGACCGAGTAACGCAATGGCGATTTCTGATTTGCAATAACGTAAGAAATCATCGAATACTTGTGAGCTTGCCCCTTTGCTTGCACTTTCTTTTAAATCAATGGAACTATCTTCAGGAATGGCAGCTACGGCGGTTCCCAACATCTTTTCCATACTATCCAAAAGTTCATCAATTTCGTGAATTTGGGCTTGGCGTGGGTGTTTACCGACCAGCCACGGGCTGCCATATTTTTCCATAAATTCCAACCAGAATTTAAAGCCTCCTTTCTTAAACGTTGCCGCCCAGAAACACATCGCCAAATCCGCCCGTCCGTAAGGGTTGAGAAAATCCGCTTGCTGGGTGGCGAGCAGAAATTTCTTTTCAGGCACAAGATCGCCGTTACGGTTGTCTTTGGTGCGTAACATCAACTGGTTTTCTTCATCGAAGACGAACCACTCTTGCGGTTTGCCTACGATTGCTGTTGGCAACAGTAAGCCGTTTTCGCTTTCCCACATTACTTCTAAGGCTTGATAGCCAAATAGCGTGGCATCTAAAATTTGGCTGATAATATGCGACATCGGCAAGCGGTCGAAAAGTGCGGTTAAAATCTCGTCCGTTTTTTCATTACCTGTCGGAGTAATTCGCCATTCCAGCCCTTTGATTGCCGCTTTGCGACGGCGAACACAGCCCCCGACGTGGCTGTCGGATAAAATTTCACGATAAGCCGAAATATCCTTGCCCATTTTTTTTAGCACAGGATCAGGGTTCGGCAGGTAGTGCATAAAAGACCAATAGTCAATGGCGTTGGCACGGCTGGCGATGACGCGGATTAAATCTTGTTTTTTTGGTGTCATTGGCTTTCCTTATTTTTCATAATCCACAAAGGCGGCAAGCAATAAAAATACCCACCAAAACGGTTTGTCGTAAAAAATCAGCACAGCGGCAGAAATGGTTAAAGTTACAAATGCGATCATGGTTAATATCCTTTCGTTAATTTTCGGCTGGCTCTTGGTTTGCGACTGTGAGCTTTAACAGGCAACTGCACCAACTGACGGCTGGCATAATGAGCGAGCAATAAAGAAATTGCGGTGTCGCCGTGGCGTTTGTTTTTGCCGTCTGCACTTTTAGTTCGTTTATCGGGAATGCGTGGCACGCCTTTCACCACTTGGAATGAGCGCAAATCGGCAAGAATATCGGCATCTTTGGGAATGCTGTCGAGTTCGCCATCTTCGAGCGCGGCTTTAAATGGGGCGGGTTGTTCGCGATACCATTTTTCCGATAACTGCACGCAATCCCCCAATGA